ATACCCCGCCGTCGGCGAAGCCGAACAATCCAAAAATCGATTTCAGCAAGGTGGCTTTGATTACAGCATATGCGATGTCCTGCGCCAGCTTTTTAAGCGATTCGCCCAGATCATCACCGTAAGCGATTGCCCCCGCGAACGCATCACTAAGCGTGTCAGGAATAGACACTAATTTGTCTTTTAGTGCCGTTTCTGCTTCACGGACAAAACTGCCCAACGTCCTCGTGCTGGCCTGTATAGAGATATCGAGCGCCTTCATTGCGGAGTCTATCTGCTCTACAGCACCAGGGAACATAGAGAACTGTTCGCGGATTTTCCCTAGCGCATCTCTGTACTGCTCCAATCCGATATTGCCGATGTCGAGCTGCATCCGCAGGAATTCCAGCGAACGCGCCGCCTCTTCGGAGGCGAAGGTCTGATTTAGCTCAGCGGCTATATTTTTACTTTCCTCAAGTAGTTCGTTGCGGTCTGTGATCGCCTGTATTTCGGATGATGTCTGTTCGCCTATTTTTCTTGCCAAGTCGAGGCGTTGCTGCGCTTCCTCGTTGGATATCCCCATAGATTTCGCCAGGGATATAGCAAGCTCATCATAGACTCTTTTCGCAGCTTTACCCTCTTTTGATGCCGCCGCACTAGTGGCTTTAAATGAGTCGATGATTTTCTGAGCCTCAGGAGAAATTGTGTTCTCCTGCAGCACGAGTCCAAGCTCTGTGGGACTGTGTCCCCCTTTTCCACCCTGCCGGGAGACGGCCGCCTTGTCGTAGGCTTCCATCGCTTTTGCCCGGGCAAGAGCGTCCTGCTCCGCCCGGAGGTCGGCTAATTCCCTACTCCGCCCGGACTCGTTCAGTCCGAGCCCCCGACGCTCAGAGAGAGTTTCTATCCCCTTCGCGCTCCAGTCGGCGTTTGCGAGGACCGCCAGAGCCGCAGCCGCGCCGCTGAAAACAGCCGCGTTCGCCGAGAGGAAAATAGCGAGGTTTCGCAGGGCCTTGAGTGTTCCCGCCGCCCCGCTGGTGATTTTGGAAAATATCTGGATCATGGGACCGATGGCCACGGCCATTAGCCCCCAGTTAACGATGTTCGTTTTCATCTCAGGGGATAGCTCGGAGAAGGCTCTCGTCACGTCCGCTACCCTGTTCGCCGCCACCATGAGCGAAGGGGTGAGGGTGTTCCCTATCTCCCGCCCGGTGGCCGCTATCTGGTTCCGGAGGATGGCAAGCCGCTTTTCTGTGGTGGCGTAGAATATAGCGGTCTTCTCCTGGAGTTCATTGTTTTTCTGCCAGGCCTTACTGCCCAGCTCAACGGCGTTGGTGAACACTTTACTTGCGCCGGTGGCTCTCAGAATGGCATCCCGGAGACGGATCTCCGTGATACCCATTTTGTCGAGAACCTCGATGGCCGTCATGCCGGTGCCCTCTAAACTGGCAAGTCCCTGAATGAATTTTATAATTGCGCCCGTCGCGTCCTGCTCGAACAGGGTGGAAAATTCCTGTACCGACATCCCCGCTACGGTGGCAAAATCTTTAACCGCATCCCCGCCCCTAACGGTGGCGAGTTTCATTTCAATCATTAATTTCGAAAACGCTGTGCCGCCAGCCTGCGCCTCGATGCCGACAGATGAGAGCGCGCCGCCGAGAGCCAGTATCTGAGCCTCGGTCATGCCCACCTGTTTACCCGCGCCAGCGAGCCTGAGACCCATCTCCACAACCTCTTTTTCAGTCGTGGCAAGAGAATTACCCAGGGCGACCACAGTCGAGCCGAGCCGGTCGAAATCTTTCTGGCTCATCCGGGTGATGTTCGCAAAACGAGCCAGTGAGTCGGCCGCCTCGTCTGCGGACATGTTGCTCGTCTCGCCAAGCTGGATCATGGTCTTCGTGAAGCCGAGGATATTTTGTCTCTGAATGCCGAGCTGACCGGCGGACGCCGCCACCCGCGCTATCTCCGCCGCCGCCGTGGGCATGGTTTTAGACATCTCAATGATGCCGTTCTCCATGGCCTTCAGCTCGGCTTCCGTGCCGCCGACGCTCTTTTTCACCTTTGCAAATGCGGACTCGAATTTCACGGCCTCCCGGACCGCCAGCGTTCCGAGCCCGACGAGGGGGGCGGTGACGTTGCGGGTCATGGCCGAGCCGAACCGCTGGGCGTTGGCGCTCATTTTGCCGAGCTTATACTCGACCCGCTTCAGCCCGCGCTCGAGTTCCGTCACGTCAGCGCCAAACACATATTTAATTTTCTTTTTCGCCACTCTTATCCCCCCTCCTGGACCTGACCTTGTTTTTCAAATGTTCGTGATATTCACCCTTGCTCATAATCTGCCCGTCCACCCAGTACCCTGCGAGGTCGTTTGCACTCACCGGATGTTTCAGCCGGCCGCAGGCGTTTATTATCCATGCCGCGTGCTGTGCCCGTTTTTGTGACTCCAGATATTCCGAGTACTTCCAGGCGTAAATGAGGTCGTCAACCTCGCCCCAGGTGAGCCGCCAAAGATCCTCATGAGTGAGCCGCAGGGGACCGAGAGCGATCAGCACAAGTTCCTGTGCCGCCTTCTCCCAGTCCCCCGCCGTCAGTTTTTCCGTACACCCGTTTGAACGATGCGAGGAATTTTAGTACAGCCTCTCCCAGTGCGTCGACGTACAGTTTCTCTTCGGAGTCAAGGAGATCTCCAACTTCGTCGAGAGTGAGATCCCTGTTATTCCAAAGCATCCCCGCCCAGATAATGGACGTGCCGAGTTCCATGTCACGCCCGTCGAATCCGTCTGTGATGATGTCCGCAGGGGATCTCCCAATTTTCTCCTGAAGTGCCCGCAGGGCGTTTACGCCGTATTTCAGTTCACCGATTTTCTCTTTTACACTCATGCCGGGTTCAACTCCAATTCCCCGTCTCCCTGGACGGAAATTGATACACCAACCGCGTCATCAGTTATGCCGCTCGGAGCCCAGTTGGTGATATGCCCTGTCCCCACGTACTTCGCCAGTTCGTCGCGGAGTCCCACCGCCGGATTTGTAGCCCCGGTGAGGGATGCACTTCCGAGAGTGAGTTCCGCCTCCACCCCGGTGGGGAATGAAATAACAAAATCCGCTCCGTTCGCCACCACAAGAATTCCGGTGTCGTCGTAGACTGTCCGGAGTGCCGTCTGTATGGCGGCCGCGGTGGCGTTGTACGGAAGAGCATCTGTTATGATCGTGTCGCCGTCGCCGAGGGTGAACGTTCCGCCCGTCGCCCCGCCCAAATCGAGGTCGTAAATTTCGTCCGCTCCGAAGGGCAAAAATGTGAATTCCAGCGGATTCCCCGCGAGGGCGCGGGTCACAAGTTCCTCCTGCCCGTCGTCGCTCGGGTCATAAAACAGCTCCATGGTCGCCGACCATCCCGCCTGACCGACGATGAAATTTTTCCACGTGGAGGCGAGAGTTGAAACGTCAATGGTTCCGAGAGTGGTCTCAATGGAAAATGACCTCACCTCCCCAACAGGCACCGCCACCCCGGCGACATCGAGCCTGACGATGGCCTTTTTTGCCGCTATCGCGCTCATATCATCACCGCCTTAAGAGGCGTTGGCGTTCAGCGCGAGCTCGCCTGTGCCCTGGAACGATATGGACAGCCCCACAGCGTCTTCGGTCGCGCCGGAGATGCCCATGCTGGTGATATAGGCCGTTCCAACCAGCTCTGTTTTTCCCGATCCGGCCCCAAGGGGCTGCACCGTGAGAGTGCAGAGCGTGCCCGCCCTGGCTTTGGAAACGAGGTCAGCCTGTGCCGCGTCCGTCGGGTCATAGAAGCATTCCAGGGTTCCGGACCAGCTGGACTGCCCGACTAAATAATTTTTCCACGTGGTGCTGAGCACGGACGCGTCGATGGTTCCCAGCGCTGTTTCAATGCTGTAACTCCGTACCTCCCCCAGTGCCGTGGGGGTCTCGCCCACCGTCAATTTCAGAACGCTGTATTTCGCAGCAGTTGCGCCCATTCGATTACCTCCTAAAAATAAAGGCCCCCCGCATGGAGGGGCTTATCTGTCGTATCCCTTGATTGTGAGTACGCCGTGATACCATCCGGACGGGTCTTTTAAGACCGTCAACTCCTCGTAAAACCACTCGGACGGGAGCGCCGCCCGCACGAGGTCGGCGATTTCAAGCACTTCCTTCCGTCCCTGGTAACTGCTCCAGATATCCAGGTCGTAGTACCAGTTCCGCTCCGTGTCGTCGATGATCCTGCCACGGAGGGACTGCTGATATCCGAGGGCGATGTATGGACCGTCCGTCCCTTCCGGCACCACGTCATACACGCCCTTGATTTTCGCCATGAGAGCCGTATTCCCGGTCAGGGCGGTGTAGACGGCCTGCGCCGCTGCTAGGTGACTCATCCCTCCACCCCCTTACGCAACGCCTCATACATCACGGCGGTCAGCCGCTCCTCAGTCTCCTGCTCGTGGGCGCGGCCGGCGGGGTACAGGAATGGTTGCGCCGGGGAGTGCTTTGTCCCGAACTCCACGAACTGCGCATAATAAGCGTCTTTTCCGCGAACTTTCCCGCCCGCAGAGACGGAAGCCTCAAGCTGTCTTTTTGACACTGATAGCTTAATGGATTTCTTCAGCAACCCCGTATCCACAGGCACCCTGCCCCTGGCATCATCGGCAATTTTGTCCGCCATTTCCCTGAGCACTCTCCGGGCATCGTTCTGCACGTCGACTTTTGCTTTTCTCAGGTCAGCCATTAGTTCTTTTGTCCCGTGGACCTGCAGCGTGATCATGGCAGTTCCACCGCACAGTCGAGGTCCAACCCCTCGCGCCCCTCCGGACGGATCGCCTTGACGATGAGCCGGAACGTCCTCCAGACTACCACGTCATTTATCCGCACTGCTAATGTTTCAGCGTTCTGTCGGACCCGCACGACATGTGAGCGAATTTCAGTATCTTTCATCGCTACTACGCCGTCTTTTGAGGCTGGAACTTTCACGCTTGTTGTTTCCCAACCGCCCATGCCATCCGGAACTCGCTCTTCACGCTTAAAAATCACCTTATCGCGCAATTCACCGGCCCGCATGTCAATACACCTTTTCAAGGTCGAGCAATTCTTTTACGCCGAACGGAAGAACCGCCATTTTTTGATCGTCTACGGCCTCGCGATTGCTGTACAAATGCCCCACAAGAAGCAAAATTGCCTGCTTAACCGGCGTTGGCGTATCCGCAACATCGGCATATCCACACGTAGCGGTTATTTTCACTTCTTCGCCGGCGCAAACATCGCTAAAAATTCTTACTCGCCCTAGCCCATCAATGGAAAAATCTGTTTCACAATCTGTTTCACCAAGAGTCACGTCGCCAACCGAGAGCGTTTTTATCGCCGACACTGGCGCAAGTGGCAACCGCCACGGGGATATAAAATTATCGTTTATAAAAATTATGTCGCGCTGAGCGTATACCCGCCCCTGGTATTGCTCACAATATCGGGTGGCGGCGGGGATCAGGGAGGAAATGTAAGAATCTTCGTCGGTGCTGATGACACGAAGATGAGCTCTTGCTTCTTCAATCGATATTGGATAAACAGCAGGCGGGGAATCAATAATTTGAAACATTTCACCACCACCTCATAAAAAAATAAGGGGCCCGGAGGCCCCTTACGTTTTAGGTTGTTGAAATAATACCCACACCCTTTAGAGCGGCAATGACGGCGTTGAGTTTCGTAGCAATAGAAGCCAAATCTGCCTCGATCGCCGCCGCCTGCGCCGCCGTCATATCGGTTCCCGTATCAACATCAGTCAAATCTGTGGTAATCGCCAGATCGGCAATATTCGCGGCTTGTGTTCCTTCTGCCGATATAACGCCTCCAGCCGCGATATCGATTTTCCCGCCGGATTCAACATTTAACGTACTTCCATCCACCACATCAATTTTCCCGCCGGCGACAGTGCTGATGGCAGAGCCGTCTTCAAACTCCACGACCCCACCATTTTTCA